AGCGCCGAAATACCCCCGATTTTTTGAAGTAGTTTTTCGGGGTGGTCAAAAAGGAGAATTTAATGGCGGAATTAAAAGAGATTACACGGGTGGCCATTGACAGGCTGATACCTTACGTGAACAACGCAAAGGTGCACAGCGACGCGCAGGTGACGAAGATCGCGGCCAGTATTCGGGAATTTGGGTTTGTAAATCCGGTCCTTATCGACAAGGATTTCAATATAATTGCAGGCCACGGTAGGGTTATGGCGGCGCGGAAATTGGACATGGAAGAGGTGCCGTGTCTATATGTGGAAGGGCTGACCGAGGCCCAGCGCAAGGCATACATACTCGCTGATAATAGGCTTGGAGACCTGGCCGAGTGGGATATGGAGCTCGTGACCAGCGAATTGGAATTATTACAGGAGATGGATTTCGATATTGACCTCACAGGCTTTGAGCTTCCGGAGCCAGAGACCGAGATAGAAGAGGACGAGATACCGGAGCCACCGGAAGAGCCTGTTTCAAAACCGGGTGATATTTGGAAGCTCGGCGATCATAAAGTAATGTGCGGCGACGCGACAAGCATAGACGACGTTGAGAAGCTGCTCGGCGACGTCCAAGCGGACTTATATTTGACTGATCCACCATACAATGTGGATTACGTCGGCAAAACAAAGGATGCGCTCAAAATCCAGAACGATAAAATGAGCAATGATAACTTCCGACAGTTTTTGACGGATGCATTTACAGCGGCAAAGGGCATAATGAAGTCCGGAGCCGCTTTTTATATATGGCACGCAGACAGCGAAGGATATAATTTCCGAGGCGCCTGCTTCGATATAGGCTGGCAGGTTCGGGAGTGCTTGATATGGGTTAAAAATACGATGGTCCTTGGCCGCCAGGATTACCAATGGCAGCACGAACCGTGTTTATACGGTTGGAATGACGGAGCGCATTCGTGGTATTCGGACCGGAAGCAGACTACAGTTTTAAATTTTGACAAGCCAACAAGAAGCGGCGAGCATCCCACAATGAAGCCCGTGCCTCTTTTTGATTACTTGATAAAGAACAGCACGAAGTCGGGAGATATCGTTTTTGATTCTTTTGGAGGATCGGGGACAACGATAATGGCCTGCGAGCATAACGGCCGCAAAGGATATTGTATGGAGCTCGATCCTAAATACGTGGATGTAATAGTAAACAGGTGGGAAAATCTGACTGGCAGAAAGGCGGAGCTGCTAAATGGATGATCTTGAACTTAGAGAACGAGCAGAAGAAGAACAAAACAGAATAATCGGTATTTTGGAAGAGGTCGGAATATCCGACAGGCGAATGCGGCTTTTATCTCCGGTCATACAGAATACAGCCTGGATGAAGGCAAAACTGGATGACACCAGGGAGTCAATAAAGCGGTCACAGGTTGCGATTCCGTACGATAACGGCGGAGGGCAGAAGGGCCTGCGTGAAAATCCGCTTTTTAAAGGATATGAGTCGCTGTGGAAGTCATACATGCAAGGAATGAGCAAAATTCTTGATTGCCTGCCGCAAGAAGCATGTGAGATTAAGGCCATTGAGCTGGAAAAGCCCAAGACAATGCTTGAGCTGGTCCGGAATAGGCACGCAAAAGAAGCATGAAAGGCAGCCAGGAGCCCAGGATAAATATCGAGCCAGAGAGAGTCGCGACGGATGGACCGGACGCGGCCCTTTTAATGTCCGAATACGGGTGCGTGTTGGACGAATGGCAGCAGGCAGTCATAGATTGCTGGCTTGGTAAGGATGAATCTGGGAAATATAGTGTTACATCTGCAGGTTTGGCGCTTCCAAGGCAGAACGGAAAGAACGTGTGCATAGAAGCACGCGAGTTTTTTGGGCTTGTAATCAACGGCGAGAAGATTTTACACACAGCTCACCAGGTCCGGACGAGCAAAAAGTCATTTAGACGCTTAGCGGCTATGTTTACAGACACAAAGCATCCGGAGATCACGGATATAGTAAAAAATATCCGGTATACAAACGGTGAAGAGCAAATCGAGCTCGATAATGGCGGATTAATCGAGTTCTCGGCGCGATCCAGGCAGGCGGCCCGTGGTTTTGACGGAATATCGCTTGTTGTTTTTGATGAAGCCCAGGAACTTACCGATGACCAGGTCGAAGCGATCATGGCGACGCTTTCAGCTTCCACGACCGGAACACGACAGATACTTTATACCGGAACACCACCATATCCGGGATGCCCAGGAGAGGTATTTCGAAGAAGGCGGACCGTTTGTACTACAGAACCGGGCAAACATGACTGCTGGCACGAGTGGTCGGTAGAAGCGAAGTCGGTCGAGGATATAAACGTCGGTGATACGACTTTATGGTATATGACAAACCCGGCGCTTGGCATACGACTTGAAGAAGATTTCACGGCAGAGGAATTTCGGTCGATGTCTGCGGACGGATTTGCGCGCGAGCGCCTTGGTTGGTGGATGCCTGTGGCAAGCCAGCTTATAGATTACGCGATCCCGGAAGAGCTATGGGACGCAAATATGTCTATGGACGCAAAGCCCGAAGGCAAGACCGCTTACGGCATAAAATTTGCTGCGGACGGTTCAGAGGTTTGCCTTTGCGGTGCCGTGATCCCAGAAGACGGTCCGGCGCGTATATCGCTTATTGAGAGAAAACCGACTGGCTTAGGAACGCAGTGGCTTGCTGATTGGCTTAATGAGAGATATACGAAAGCATCATGCGTCGTAATAGACGGGAAAAACGGTGTCGACGTGCTTGTGGATAAAATAACAGGCACGTGGAAATATAAAGGCTCGGTAATAAGGCCGAGCGCTAAAGACGTCATCGCGGCAGTCAGCTTAGTAATCGACAAGCTGAATGAAAAAACGCTCACTTGGTATGGGCCGCAGGAAATGCTGCGCGACTCGGCTATAAATTCAAGTAAGCGAGCGATTGGCAATGGAGGCGGATGGGGTTTTGGCGGAGACGATTCTTCTCCAATAGAAGCGTGTGCCCTGGCTTTATGGGGTGCGAAAACCTGTAAACGTGATCCAAACAGAAAGATGTTGATTGGGTAAAAAAATGAATGAAAATTTGATTGATGCAAACCAGATTTTAGACTTTCCGGATGAAGAGAAGCAGAGGTTTACCGAGTTATTAAATCAATACACAAGTTATCTCGGCAAAAATTATGAAAAGAACAAATATTACGAAGGGAAAATCTCTTTAAAAGAGGTCAACCTGGGAATTGCGCTTCCAGAGAGTATGGGTAAGTTAGAAATTGGATGCGCCTGGGGAGCAAAGACTGTTGATGTTCTGGCGGCCCGGTCTATGTTTGACGGTTTTGTCGGTGCTAACGGAGAGGACGTTGATATTTTAGACGAGCTCACGGTAGACAATGACTTGATTGCTGAATATATGAAAGCCTGCCGTGACGAGCTTAAATATGGGTGCACATTTGTTACTTTATCCGCTGACAGCAAAATAAAATGTAAGATCAGATTTCACTCACCCATGAGCGCAACAGCCAGGTGGAATGGAGAAAAGAACCGGATTGATTGCGGCTTTGCTGTAATTGATACCGCGCCTTATAACGACGACTTTACCTGGGTGCCCACTCATATAAATTATTATACAGATGACGCAATCTGGGAAATAAAGCTGGAAGGCTCTATATATCGCGCTTATGCGCACCCTCATAAAATGGGCAAGCCGCTTATGGAAGCGCTTATATGGAATGCAACCACAGACAAGCCTTTTGGACGTTCTAGGATAAAGGAGCCCATACGTCGGCTTATACAGGGATATGTAAGGACCATTGCAAATGCAACGATCGGTCTGGAATTTGCAACATCGCCGCAGAAATACTTGCTCGGAGTTACCGACGATCAGTATGAAGCGGTCATTAATTCTAAGTTTAAGCAATACGTCGGCAGCATAATCGCGTCGACCTGGAATCCGGAAACGGGAGAAAAGCCGACATTCGGTCAGCTTCAGCAGGGTACTATTAGCCCTCACGTCGAGATGATCCGGGTGCTTGCGACACAGTTCTCGGCGGCCACAGGTTTAACTGTTACCGACACCGGAGTAGTAAACGATGCAAACCCGACAAGCTCCGAGGCTATACTGGCCCAGAGCCAGACGCTTATAGGAATGGCGGAGCAGCTTAATGCCGGAAACGGAAACGCACTCCGGAATATTGCGCAAATGGCGCTGGCCATAGTAAATAAAACCTCGCTGGATTCACTCGAAGCGGAGCAGCTTGCTGTAATTGCTCACTTTAAAAACCCGGCTATGCCGAGCGTGGCAGTTACCGCAGACGCGGCCATAAAGATTGCGAGCACGCGTGAGGGATTTGCAAACACAGACATCTTTTTGGAGATGATTGGATTTGATAAGGCCGACATTCGCAGGATAAAAGCGCAGGAGCGTCAGAACCAGGGCATGAAAGTCATTACAAATATCTTCACTCCACCGGAGGAGCAAGAGGAGCCCGAAGTAGAAAATGAAGCTGTCCAGTAAAGATTATAAAAACTTTACACAAGCGTTAAAGAAAATAAACGACACGGCCGGGAGCGCTATGGAGCAATATATAGCGAATTATGGCCTTGATGATGTCGACTCGCTTGTGCGATATGGCTATGGAGTGTCCAGCGTATATGGAAATGCGTCCGCATCTCTTGCGGCGATTATGTACGACGAAATTGTCGCCATGGAAAATAAGGTTTTTCCTGCTGCTGAGCTTGCAGAGAATCCCGAATTTGGAGAAGTGGCGCAGGCGATCCAAGGCACGTTAAAGCAATCGGTAAATATAAAAGAAGTATCCGGGGCCGTAAGTCGCTTAGTAAAGAGGACCGGGCAGGATACATTAATCAAAAACGGAATGAGGGATGGCGCCGAGTTTGCATGGGTTCCGATTGGTGACAC